AAAGAAGTAATGAGATTGACAAACGTAGATGTGTTTAAAAATACAAGAAAAAGAGAAGTCGTTGAAGCAAGGTCTCTGTTAAGCACACTGTTATACAAATACAAAAAAAACACACTTACAAACATCGCAAGGTTTTATGAAGAGAATGGAAAATCAATGAATCATTCAACAGTCATTCACGCGGTTAGAAGTTTTGAAGTTCATAAAAAATATCGTAAAAGACTAAATGATTGGCTTAGTATCATCGTTATGGACTTGAATCATATTGACAGCAAAGCCAAACGAGTTTTTGTAATAGACCAAATAAATCAATTAACAGATAAACAAGTTTCCGCTCTAGCTGAATTAGTTCAAGATATGGTGAATCAAAACATAGCTCTTGATACGATATATAAGTAAAACAATGCACAAATCAGTATTTCTAAAAGCGTACGTTTACTTGAAAGAAAGATTAGAAGAAGCGTATACAAATAGAAATGATTTATTGGTTGAGCATTATAGAAAAGAAATAATTAAACTTCAAAATAGATTCAAAGAAAGTGAACAAAACCGAACAGCATAAAAAAGCATTAATAGACGCTTTAGAGAAAAGTCTTGGAGTTGTTACTACCGCGTGCAGACAAGTTGGTGTTGGTAGAACGACATACTACGACTGGATAAAAAACGATGACAAGTTTGCTAATCGTGTAAAGGACATACAGGACATTGCTTTAGATTTTGCAGAGAGTGAATTGCATAAACAAATAGAAAAAGGAAACACAACTGCAACAATATTTTATTTAAAAACTAAAGGTAAACATCGCGGATATATTGAAAGACAAGAAATCACAGGAGCTGAAGGTGTGCCAAACAAAATTGAAGTTGAGATTATAAAAAATGAAAATTCAAACTAATGTAGTTTTTGAACATCTCGCAAATTCCAAAAAGAAAATAATTATTCAGCAAGGCGGAACAAGAAGCGGTAAAACTTACAATTCTTTGCTTTGGATAATTGCAAGCTATTGTTCTCAAAATAGAAAGAAAATAATAACTATTTGCAGAAAAACTTTTCCATCATTGAGAGCGACAGTAATGAGAGACTTTTTTGAAATACTCAAAGCTCAAAAACTGTATTTTGAATTTAATCATAACAAATCAAATCACGAGTACAGGTTGTTTGGTAATTTAGTTGAGTTTATATCTTTAGACCAACCAGTAAAAATTCGTGGACGTAAACGTGATTTACTTTTTATAAACGAAGCGAATGAATTGTTTTTTGAAGATTGGCAACAGTTAATATTTAGAACAAATGGAAGAATCATTTTAGACTTCAATCCATCAGAAGAACACCATTGGATTTATGAGAAAGTAATACCACGTGAAGATTCTGATTTTTTTATCACTACATACAAAGACAACCCATTTCTTGAAAAGAGTATAATACAAGAAATAGAAAGACTTAAAGAAACTGATTTAGATTACTGGAAAATTTACGGATTAGGACAAAGAACAAAAACTAAAGGAGTAATATTTAATTTTTCAGAATGTTTAAAGATTCCAGAAACTGCAAGTTTAGTCTCTTACGGAATGGATTTTGGTTACACCAACGACCCAACAACACTTATCGCGGTGTTTAAGGACAATCACAGCTTGTTTATTAAAGAGTTTTTATATAGGACTATGATGACATTGTCGGACATCGTATCGTTCCTTAAAACGCTTTATATTGAGCGAACACCTATATACGCTGATAGTGCTGAACCAAGATTAATTGAAGAAATACGTAGAGCTGGATTCAATATCAGACCAAGCGTCAAAGGTAAAGACAGCATCAACGCGGGTATAGATTTACTAAAACGTTATAAAATCCACATTCATAAAGACAGTACAAACACAATTAGAGAATTTAGAAACTACAAATGGATGACGGACAAAGCTGGAAAAACTTTAAACAAAGCACAAGAAGGAAATGACCATTGTATTGACGCAATTCGATACGCTTGTTATTCTATTTTAAGCAATGTCAATTTTGGTAAATATGTGCTTAGATAAATTTTTTTTACAAAATATTTGTTTTATTGACAAATGTTAATTAAATTTGGTACAAATTTAAAAACAACGATATGACAATAAGAATCGCAAAATCAAATCCAAACAAGAAGCAATCCTTCTTAAATTCGATTGAAAGAGCAATTTCAGCAATCCATAGATTAGGTCAAGAAAAAGAAAGAGAAATTGACCTTATGACTCTAAGACTTGCACAAAAAGACCCAGATTTATGGTTTGACCGACTTGTCATTGAAATTGACAGATAAAAATTAATTAATAATAAAAACAAATAAAATGAAAACACACAAAACTACAAGCGATAAATTATATTCTTTAAGATTAAATCAATTAGCAAGAGTATGCGCTTCTTTAACAAAAGAGATGTATACGACTGAATCTAACAAAATAGTTGCAGAATATGAAGCTAAATTTGCTGAAGAGCAAAGACAAAGAAAAGCTCAATATGAAGCTGTAATTCACTTTCACAAAATTGTGACTCTATTTTTCGATATGTGCATTGACCCAAAGATAGTTCTTAATAAAATGAAAGAAGATGGTTTTGACTACAAAACAAAAACTTTGAGCGAATGCGGGGATTATGCAATAGATAATTTTTAAAATCAAAAAATCTAAATCAAAGACCACCTATCAAGGTGGTTTTTTTTTGCTCTTTATTATTCTATTTTTTTTTTGTTACTTTTGTAAAAATTTAAAAAAACGCTTATGCAAAACAACAAAGAACAAACACGAAAATACATCCACCCAAAAACAAGACTCGCCGTTTCTAAAAAAGAATATTTTGATTTCATTTTTAGTAAAGAGTATGATGAGCTTTTAAAACCACGTTAATAAGTTTTCATAGGTTAGTTTTAAAGTGGTGAAACCCTTATCTTAGTGATAGGGGTTTTTTTATTTAAAAACCTTATAAAAAAAACGATATATAAATATGAAAATAAAATTGAAGATTCCAGAAAGTTTGTCAGAAATCAAATTGTGGCAATACCAAAAGTTTTTAAAAATACAGGAAGAAAATACCGACGAGAAGTTTCTAGCTAGTAAAATGCTTGAAATATTTTGTGAAGCAGAACTTAAAGAAACTTTCTTTATGAAAATGAAAGACATAGCAAAAGTTAGTAAAATCATCAATAAAATATTTGAAGAAAAACCCACATTGATAAGAGAGTTCAAAATGAATGAAACAAATTATGGTTTTATTCCAAACCTTGACGAAATGACTCTCGGCGAATATATAGACTTGGACACATACATAAGCGACTGGCAACAAATGGAGAAAGCTATGGCAGTGCTTTACAGACCAATAGAGTTAAAGCTAAAAGACAAATATAAAATTGTGGACTATACTGCCATAGGTCAAGAGAAAATGAAGCAAATGCCTTTAGACGTGGTTTTCTCAAGTATACTTTTTTTTTATCATTTAGGGATAGACTTGTCAAAGGTTATGATGAGTTATTCAGTGGAGACGCCAATCAGCTCACAGCCATCGGACAATTTTCTCATAAGTGGGGATGGTATGCTAGCATTTACGGACTCGCTCAAGGCGATATTAGACGATTTGAAAATATCACTCAACTAAATGTTCATAAGTGTTTTACAATGCTAAGTTTTATGAAAGAGAAACAAGAGTTAGAAAATAAAAATATCAAAAGCAAAATGAAATGAGTAATCAAGGTATACGCGGATTTTATCAAATCACACAAAATATTAAAACTCAATTACTCAATGATATTAATATCAATACTGTCACAACTGGAGAAATTACTGACATTGATTTAAGTAAACAAACAATATTTCCACTTGCACACATTATTGTAAATGACGTACAACTACAAGAGCAAGTTTTAACATTCAACATTACAATTCTTGCAATGGATATTGTTAATGTTTACAAAGAAAAGGAGATGGATATATTTCTTGGAAACGACAACGAACAAGATATTTTAAACACTCAATTAAGTGTATTAAATAAACTGGTGATGACACTAAGAAAAGGGACTTTATATTTAAATAAATATCAACTTGTAGGAGACCCAAGTTGCGAACCATTTTTTGAAAGATTTGAAAATCAGCTTGCGGGTTGGTCTTGCACAATGGACATTCAAGTTCAAAACGATATAGATATTTGCTAATGGAATTTAAAAAAGCTAAACAAGCAATAATAAACTTTGCAGAGAATGTTGTAAAACAATCAAAGCAAAATTTAGTCAAGCAAGACAAAAACGTCACTAAGAAATTATTTGAGTCAATCAAGTTCAAAGACAAAACTGACAAAGACGTTATTACAATAATTTTAGAAATGCTTGACTATGGACAATATCAAGATTTAGGAGTTAGCGGTACAAAAAGAAAATTTAAAACCCCTTTTAAATACACATCAAAAGGCGGTGTAAGGGGATTGAAAGGTATGCCACCAGCTAGTCCACTTGACCAGTGGTCTATAAAAAAGAAAAAATTAAAAACTAAAGTAAGAGACAAAAAAGGGAGATTTATCCCACGAAAAACTTTAGTGTTTTTGATAAGAAAAAAAATATTTGAACAAGGTATAAAACCAAGTTTATTTTTCTCAAAACCTTTCAATGATGGAATCAAAGAATTGAGAAGAAAATTAGGAGACGCATTAGAAATTGATATAAAAAACTTATAATGGCAATATTCAAAGTAAATACAAGAAGCCCTATTTATATAAGAGTACAGAATGCAACAATAGCAGACGCACAACTTGACTTGTTTATATATACGGGTACTTTTAGCACCGATAAACCAGCGACGGCAACTTATTCATTGACAAAATCAGCTATAAGCTCGAACAATTATGTCATTTTTGAAGTAAGCGATTTGATAAATGATTATATAAACTATACTTTATCAAGTGCGAGTAATATTAATACATCTCAAACGACAGTTTGGGCAGAAGCAACAATCACACCAGAAAACGCTCTTGGAGTTGATTTAGACGTTGTTTCCGTGATTATGTTGGCTTTTGTGGGCTACGGGTATTACAATGAAGGATTCACGTCGCAAACGAAAACAAACAGCTTAACAACAGTCAACGTAAACGCAGTTGTAGGAAATACAAATTTCTTACAAAGCAACACAACAATATTTAGAAAAGCAGGTGACACCGTTACAATACCATTGCTTTCAAATTACAGTGTCAATTCTGGAAGCGACACATTGACGGGTAGTCAAACGGCAGTTTTTAAAAACGGCAGTTCTACAATAAGCACTGTTTCCGCAAGCACTGGACAAACAGCTAGTTCAAACGCAATTACTTATGCCACATCTACAACAGCAACTTTGACTTCAGTTGATGTGACTGACTCAAGTGGTACAACAACAATTACGATTGAAGAACAAGATTGTAATAAATTCAATCCTATACCAGTAAGTTTTGCAAACAAACACGGTGCAATTCAGACCGTAAATTTCTTTTTGAAATCAATAGAATCTTTGAGTGTAAAAAATGAAGAATATAATAGTAACACACTTACAACTTCCGCAACATATAATACTTTTGAACATCAATATAAAGTCAGAAACGTAATCGGAAGAGAAAAGATAATTTTAAATACTGGATATGTAAACGATGACTTCAACCAAGTTATTGAAGAGCTGTTGCTTACTGAAAGATGTTGGATGACAAAAGACAGCACAATACACCCTTTAATACCAATCACAAAAGATGTAACGTTTAGAACGAGCTTAAATGATAGATTAGCAAATTATACCATAGAGTTCAACTATGCTTACGACAAAATAAATTTAGTTTCTTAATGGCGAATAAACTTGGACTTTTTATTGACAATGAAACGACTGTTGAGCAATCCGTGCAAGATTCTGGTATCTGGAACTTTGTCACTCAAAGGTGGAATGAGTACGCTGGTGTATGGGGAATTGAAGATTTCTTAGCTTCTATAATTTATTCAAAGGTAGATTTGTTTGACGATGAACAAATAAATTTTACAGAAAGCATTCAAAACATTAAAGACATAAGTAAAATATTTACAAACTTTACTAAAAACTTTTCAGTACCAGCGTCAAGAACAAATAATAAATTATTTAAACATTGGCATAGACTTGACAACATAATCGCTAAAAATCAAAAGAGAAAACTAAATGCAAGAATAGAAATAAATCATCAGCATTTTCAAATCGGTAAAGTTCAAATAAATAGCGTAAAACTGCAAAACGGCAGACCTTTCTCTTATAATATTACATTTTTTGGAAATACTGTCACTTTGAAAGATTTACTTAAAGACTTCAAACTCAGTGACTTAGATTATCTTAGTGAGTTCGACCATAATTACACAAGCTATGACGCAACAAATCCAAGTGTTTATAATGGTCTTACAGAAGGACTTGATTTCACAATCACAAATCCAGACTATACAAACAATTCAATAATATCTGGCAGTTCAAGAACATATACAGACGCAATAATCTATCCGCTTATCACACACACAAAAAGACTTTTTTTTGATACAAGTCCAAGTGCAAACGTAAACTATGACGGTAATTTAGCCACTTCTGGTTTTACCGTAGGTACAAATCGCGGACTTACTTTTACAGACATCAAACCAGCTTTGAAAGTGATGCACATAGTTGACGCAATTCAACAACAAAACTGGTCGAATGACACGGCAGGGATTTTGGACAAACCAATTGTTTTTTCAACTGATTTTTTCAATCATTCGCAAACTGAATTATCAAATCTTTATATGTGGCTTCATAGAAACAAAGGTGCGATTACAGACCCAAATCTTCAATCAACACCAACGGAAAACTTCTTGTCAAGCGTGAGTCTTGTTTCTGGTGTAAATGTGACATCTATTAGAGAAGTAACAATCGGCTCACAAACCAAAAGTATTTTTGAGTTCACAACAAGACTTCAAAAGAATTGGAGCAACAGAATCACAAGTATGGAAAGATATAAATTCACTATTCAAGTACAAGTGAGTGCAGAGTCAACTATACAAATAATAGACACAAAAAAACCGAGTGGAAAACAAGTTTTAGATGAAGCCGTTGGAAGTGGTTTGTTGGTTTCCACAGCTATCATTGGCTATGACGGTATTGCGTTTGGTTCAATGACAAGCTCAAGTAGAACAAGCCACAGTCCTTTTGGTAATACAACAAGTAATATTGAAATCAAAATTATAAGCAACACAACCACGACAATTAGCAACATATCTTTAAGAGTTCAAGAAGAAATTAAAAGTGGAAGAAGTGGAAGTATACAAAGCGCAGAAGGTACTTATACAGCGACAGGTCAGAGTCCAGTAAGCCGAGTAAACATCAAGGAACAAATACCAGACATCAAATGTATTGATTTTTTGACTGGACTTTTCAAAATGTTCAATCTAACTGCATTTTTTGAAGATGATAAAAGAAAAGCAAACTATGGTAAAATAGTCATTGATACTTTGGATAATTATTACGCTGACTCGGTCAACAACGCAAGCGGTGGACAATTTGATTTAAATGAGTATGCAGATAACGCAAACGCGATTTACGAAAATGTAAATCCATTTTCACAAATAAATTTCAAATTTCAAGACCCCCAAACAATATTGGCACAAAATCATAAAAATATTTTCAATAAAGATTTTGGAGAACTTTCAGACCCAAGAGAAGATATAGATTCTGGCAAAACTTTTAAGATTGAGCTACCTTTTGAACATATGAAATTTGAAAGATTGTTTGACAACGGTGGAAATGCACAAACGCTTATACAGGTCGGATATTCCGCAGATGGCAACTTCAACCATAAAGACGCTGACAATGTTAGAGCTGTACCAGAAGGAAACTTTGACCCAGTTTTGACTAAACCACTTTTATTTTATGGCATTAGACAAACATCAAGCACTGCAATAAATTTTGTTGGTGTAAATCCAAACAACAGCAACAATACAAGTATTACTAATTATTTCATACCATCAAATACTCAAGCTCTTTTTGGCACGTCAAACTAT